GGATTTCTAAATTGCTCATGGTTTTTGGTTTTTAATCTTGGTTAATTTTTTCCATAAAAATCTGTGCTGCCACGGCACATGCCCATCCAACAAGGAAGGCAATAGCAATCTCATTGTTCATTTTGGATTCTGTTTTTTTGTTCGGTAAATTTGTTCCTTAGCTTTTCACGCTCTACAAGATCGTGGTTGTTGACATACACGGAATTCAATTGCTGGATGGTTTCGGTTGCGTTCAAGGCAATTAGCAAACCTTTTACATCATCATACTTTGCCGTCCAATCCATTTGTTCCGCATCGTCTACTTCCTCTGCCGTTACGCTCAAGACTTGTTCTTCCGTTTGCACATTGACCTTTAGTTGCGGTTGCTGCGGTTGCTGCTTCGGCATTATGCTTTCGGCTTCGGTTTCATCCAGCACACCCAATCCGAGCAGGTCAAGGGTTGCCCTGCGTTTAGCCTTTGTTTCGGCTTTCATGACGGCGTTAGCGTATTGTTCACCTTTAAGGTTTATGATACTCACGGCACCGATGGATTCCGTGCAGCGACCATCGGGCAGACACGCACGGGCAGTTACCTCGTACACCCCGGCATCAGGAATGACGGTACGGGAAGTTATAGCATGGCTGACATTGTGCAGTTTGTTAAGCTGCTGCGCACCCGATCTGGTGCAGTACAATATCTCTTTGCCGGATAGACGGAGAAGGTCAAATGGCTTTGTGAACGGGTCGAGACCCAAACGTTCACAATACCCGTTGTAATATCTAACCTTATCATCTGCGGACATCTTTGACAAGTCCCCGGCCAGAATAAGGGATGCAACTACTGATTCGTCTTTTTTAGATACTTCTTGCTTTTTCATATAGTGACCTCCCCTGTTTTAACCTTGCGGAAATTTTCCTTCATGTCAACTGCACCGATGGCATGAAGAAGAAGGGCAAATGTGAAAAGACTCATGCGGTTAACGTGCTTGTAAATGCAGACAGTTACACCCTCAACATTATGTGACAGATCGCCATCATCGTATATGATGATGTACTTGCCATTGTTGCTAAAATGACAAGCACGTTCAGAGCGGTATAAATTATAACCGCTTTCTTGTACGTAGTCGATAAAGTCCTGTGAAATGTTCATGGTTTTTGGTTTTAGGTTTAGTTGGTGATTGACTTAATTGATTCCTCTTTTTCGGCATAGAATGCTATCAGCATATCAAGGACACGCTGGGAGCATTTACGGGTCTGCAATGCCTTGTAAATTAAAATCTTGCTGCACCCGTTAATCTTGGCAATCTCTGCCGCATCTGATGGCTTACGCAATGCTGTGAACTTGTCAAACAATACTTCCGAAATTTCCATTTGTTAATTGGGTTTAGGTTATTTAATTAAACGAAGAGAAACAATTTTTGCAAAGTTGTTCTGACGGGAAATTCGCCTTGCATATTGCATGGCTTCGTTACGGCTGTGCGCTTGAATGTGCAAAGTTTCAAAGCTGTCGGCGTAAAAGTTTGTAGTCTGATGGTCGATAACGAGACGATAATTTTTCATTTTGTTTGATTTAGAATGCTAAAGTATAAGGTTTCTATATACCAACCTAATTTTTTTATAGATTTTTTATACTTATTTCTGCAACATTGTTGCAAATAAAAACCCCCACCGTGGACACGGCAGGGGGGAAATATGAAACCAAACAAAATGAACATCACAAGACTATCTTGCCACCTTTATGTAACCCAATAGGTTCAATCCTTTACTTAATACCGTTGCTCCATGCACCCTGGTCTTACGCATCACGAACATTCCTTCACGCTCTCCGGCCTTATTGGTATTCCCTTCAATCGTCTTAAAGCTGCTGCCCTGCAATTCGCTCGTGACTATACCAATGTGCCCCGTCCATCCTGTGCCATATCTCCAAACAACCAATGCCCCCGGCTCCGGTCTTTTAAGTACAGGGAACATCTTTGATCCTGCAAAATTACTGAAGGTTGCGGTTGCTGATGGTGAAAACAATTTGTCAAATGCATTTAATAGCATGGGATTCCCAGCATAGGCTTTCTTCATCACCAATTCGCAGAAGTAACTGCACCATGCTTGTCCGGGTTGCCATCCCACATTTCGCATCTGACGTTCAAAATCTTTGTCAGTCCATCCACCATTCCCCGGTGTTTCCTGTTCGCCAAGATAGGATTCGGCTATTTGAATAATGTATTGCTGATTCATTTGAGCATGATTTTTATACGATGTGGTGCCGTGCGGTTTCCTCCAAAATATGGCCCCAGCTTATAACCTATGGCTTTAAAAGATGGACTGATATGCTTGAAGGAATACTTGTATCGCCCGTAACGATGACGAACGCCAAAGATGTAGTAACTTTTGGAAATGGTCAACTCGCAGCGAACAATCTCACCTATCATGCACTCGCCTACGTATTCGGATTTTCGAACTCCGTTATCGTAAAAATATGCCATCAATTCAATGGCTACCTTGTCCGGGTTGTACCGCCATCCGAAACGTGCTGAATGTATATGATGGTGCGGAAAGAATCCTACACCGAACAACTTGTTGATGTCGGCCTGGTCGGTGTCTATATCGTATTCGCTACCCTCAAGGAAACAAACATCGTAGCAGATTTTTTTCTTAAAGAATAGACCGAAGATTGAGGGCAGAAAGCGGTGGCGGTTCTTTTGTACTGTATGTATCATTTTGTAAGGTTTAAGGCAAACCTAACGAAATAATTTATAAACCGCAAACATGAGCAAAATAAAGGCTATGGCTGCCACTATTCGCCATGTCCATATTTCCTTCCGCATATCCTTATTGTCGGCCTGTAATTGGCTCACAATGGCTTCCAGCGCATTAATCTTGCGGATGTACAATGAATCAAAGGAACGATCCACTATTTTGATGGTATCCCTAACAAGCCTGTCAACGTATCGTATCTCCGTGTACTTGTGATTGACAGGGTACGGCAATCGTATAGAATCGTATATTATCGTATCTTTTATGATTGTGGTATCTTTCCCCGGAAGGTAAAATGTTTGTGTCTTTGGTGGGTTGGCTTTCAGATATTCCACTACCACCCGTTCGGTCATTGCTGGGGATTGCAATACCTTTTTGACGGGGTTGCAAGACGCAAAGGATAAAATTACTATGATGCTAAATATTGTCCGCATCTGCATACTGATCTCCGTTACCCAAAAATATACCTACCGCCTTCACCATCCCTGTAAACAAGGTCACGCATGAAACTGCAACGGCCTGATTTTCGGCATCTTTAATGACGGACATCATCATGGCAGTTATGCCGGGGGCAATGCCGATGATGACCGCCCTTTCCAATTTACGCCACCACTTAGGGGGTGGGGATTCGATTTGATCAAGTCCGAACTTAGTCATATGACATAATTACCAAACCCCATAAATGCTGACAGGGAAAAGATAAGCAAGACGGCAATGGCAATAATATAAGCAATGCCCTCCCATTCGCTTTTAATCAGTTTGTAAAAAACATACAAAGCAGCGCAAAGTGTTACGCCACCAATCGCATGAAGATACCACGGGGTACTTACAATGCTATCGTGCATGATAGTACCGGGAGTTGTGATGCCTACAACAAGACCGCCAAGGACGATAAACAAGATAAAAAGGCTAATGATTTTGTTAGTTTGTTCAGACATATGTTAATGATTATTACGCTCCATTTTTAATTCAAGTGCCGAAAGTTTGTCCATAATCTTGTCAAGTTTGGTATAAATTTCATCATCCTGTTTTTCCACTTGTGACAAGCGGATGTCCAACTCCTTCAATTTTACCTTCATGTCGGTGTATATTTTGAACAGGCCGATTCCAAAGCCTAATGTTTGGATTATAATCGTCAACATCATTTCCTTCGTCATACCACACTATAAGTTGCGAAGTTGAAATAATAGGATGTGCCATCATACATGAACGTGATGACCGTTGTGCCTGTTCCTGTAACGCTGCCCGATGCGCTGAACCCGGCCGGAAGGGTAAGGGTGTACGCTCCTTTTTTTATCAGCGTATAGTATTGCCCGGCAACGGGGTTGCTGATGGTCAGCGCACTATTAACTGTCAACGTTTTTTCTTGCAAAGATGACAATGAGCAGTCATAATTAAGGGCAGCCATTGTCACTTTCTCGTCAATCCACATAGCCGAATCGGCTACATTGGCAAAGCCACTTTGTACCTCATCGCCTGTCCACTTATTGCTGCCTGACGTGAAGGCATCGGTGTTTTCCTGTTTAAAATTAGACTTCGATTTATAAGACATTACGAACGTTTTAGAACGTGATATTTATTCGTGATTTGTGTGCCCGGATCCGTGCTACCGCCCGATGTATGAACGTTGCCATCCGCTGCAACCCATGCCGTCAGAGCATGAAGATCGGTGATTTTGGTGCCTGTCTTTTCAACCCAATCAACTCCATTAGTTGAATACCATGTATCGCCCAGGTTGTCAAGTGTTGAGCCGACATTATAGAAACCACCGATGACCCACAACTTATCATCCCATACAATGGTCTGATGATACTGCCTTCCGCTGCCGGGGAAGATTCCTTCATATACCCATGTGATGCCGTCTGCGCTGCTATATATTTCTTTAGGATATGTTCTATTGTTCAAACTTCCATCATCGTATATGCCGCCCCCTATCTTCCATATGCGACCCTTATAAGATGCGACTGCGCCCCACATATTACCGCACACAAAGGGAGTGGTTGCAATCTGCTGGAAGGACACGCAGTTATCAGTTGATCTCAGAACGTTGTCATACTTCCCGGCAGATATAAGCCTGTCGACCTGACCGCCCACGATATAAAATGCTCCATTGTGATATACTGCGCCCATCAATGACCGCACACCTATGCCGCAGTTACTTGCCTTTTGTGTCCATGTGGTGCCGTTGAATGTCCAGCTATCCGTGCCGGGATAGAATACATCACCACCGACAAGATACACACTATCTGAAAGGATGTAAGTTGCTACCGTGTGCCGCTTTTCGAAAGGAAGTGTTGCCTGTGCTGTGTATGTTAAACCTAAGTCCGTGGACTTGTAAAAGTCTTGCAGACTATTGTTGCTGCCTGTCCATCCGAACGCTATGTAGTCATTTCCGCCAATACTAAAACCGAACGATCCATCCCTTGCCGCTGGTCGGCCTGTGGGTGTTCTTTCTTCCCACGTGTAGGATGCAGTACCGCTTCCCTGTATTGCGTTATTTCCGAAGTATAACTTCATTTATACGTTCCTCCCCAAAGTGGTTTGCAATGTATTTACGGCAGTTGCAAGATTGCTAACTTCTGCATCAGCCAATCCATCACCCATGAAAGCGAAGGCAAATTCGATGTTGGAAAAGTATGATGCCGTTCCATCCACGTTTTGCGCTCCCAAATATACCTTATACGTTTCAGGGTTATTTTCTGCCGTTGTGGTTGTGTTGGTTGTGCTTATCTGCGACCCGTTGCGGAACATCTTAATAACGGATGCGCCTGTCCGGGAAATTACTAATAAACGATTATAGGAAGTCTTCGGGTTCTCCAATACACCTTCGTTATAACCCGAATTAGTGTTTGATCCGGCTGCACCAAATAGCCTATCCGTGCTGGATGCGTTGTAGTAAACTAAAGATGTATCTATCCCAGCCTTCTGCACGCCCATCATAACCCTGTATTCACTTGCAGTAAGGGTCGGATTGTCACGGGAATACAAACCTATTGCAGAACTGAATTGCGTAAGGTTGACCCGTGGAATGTACCCTGTGTCTGCGTACCCATCTGTTCCGTTTGGCTTACCACCCGTAACGCTATGTGTCCACGTTCCGTTAAATGTCAAGTTGAACGTACCGGGGTTTTTAAGGTTGACCGCATGGGAAGAAGATGAACCACCCACGAACGGATAAACCGCATCCATCTTCGTCCATATGCCGTCTGCCTTCATCTTCACCACCAGCGCATTGATTGCATTGCTAATCGTTTCATCCGTAATAGCAGCTGCCGTCAGAAACGCTTGTGCATCGCTATCTATTGCCGATGTTGTAGTGGATGTGACGGGTGAATAGTTGCTATTACTATACGTTACATTGTCACCTATCGCCTTCACACGATAGTAATAAAGAGTGCCCGGATTCAGACCCGTGTGGGAATAGGTTGTAGTGTTGGCTGCAATGGTGCCGCCTATTTGTGTCCATCCCGTTGTGCCATTTGCAGACCATTCAAGCAAGTAACTGCTTTCGTTTGCTACGTTAGTCCATGAAAGACCAATGACCGTACTGCTTGAAGGCGTTGCCGTCAGGGTAGGGGTTGACAGTTGTGTAAGAGTGCCACCACCTCCTGGAAGGTTTGAAAGTTTTACCTTGTAGTAATTGCCCGTACCGTCATCAACAAGGACAAACCATGATGATGTGGGATTGGTGCTTTCGGTATAATCCTTAATTATTTTTTTTTCTCCAGCCATTTGCTCTAAATATTAAAATCAGATATTTCAAAGTCACTTGTTACGAAGTCGGCATTTCCTTCACAAAGGAATCCTAAGTAGTCACCTAACGCATCTACAATGTAGTTTCCATCACCATCCACCACAAGACACACGCCCGATCCTTCAATGTCGATGGATGCCGCTGCACCTTCGGAAAGTTGCAAGGCCATTTCGGTTTCTTGCCCTGTAAATTGTATCGTATGCCCGTGCCTGTCGGTGATTGTCTTGCCACTTCCAATATCGTGTGTAGATGCTATAATCCCGGAATATGCACCAATTAGCCAATAATTTCCGTTATTGTCTTTTACAACAACTGATATAACCTTGTTCATCACTCTGCGAAGTGACTGCCGGATAAATGCGCTGGTGCTGTTAATGACAAGGTCAAAGGATTGATTATAGACTAACAAGCCTGTCTGTTCATCCCTTGACATCTGTTCGCTATAAGATGCCGTGTTGCGCTGAAGTTGAAAGTTTAGCCACGGGGCATTCACGTCAATGGATACGGCAATGCCATCTTCCTCAACTATATTCGTGATGTTGGCGGTCGGTATAATCCACGCTGAACGCAAACCCCCGGCAACTTTGCACCCAATAGTATATCCTGTTGTTAAAGCGCAACCCATAGTTTAATCAGTTGGTACGGCACACCTATCAAGTTCCATGTCGAAGGCAATGTCTATATCCATCTTAAACCCTGCAAGAAAGTCCTCAAAGGCTTCAACGAATGGGGTCAAGGATGGTGCTTCGTCAACATCAATGGCAAGGCTATCGTTTCGCAATTCAGCGTAAATGTCACGGATAATTGACAACGTATCAGATAACACTTCTTGTTCATTGCTTTCGTCATTTGCAACCCAATCCATGACGTATATACTAAAGGTGCATACCGCTTGTGACACGCTAAACCGAACATTGTTCAAGGTGCATAATACGCTGCAATGGTTCACCTTGCCCTGCTGCAAGTATTCCCAAACATCACCGAAGTGATAGTTGTGGACTTGTGCATGGTTTTCAGCCGTGTCCTTTATAAGTTTTAGCAGTCCGTTAAGTGTCATGGATTGCGGAAGTTATTGCCTTGGTAATACTTTGAAAACTCGCCCTTAGATTCGCAGCTACCGTTTCCGTTATCACCCAAATATATTGATGTACTATATGACATCAATGACGGGTTGATGACATCAAGACCATTTCGCCAATTCCTGTACTCGTCATAATCTAATTCATTCTCACGCAGATAATTGATTAAACGTTGAGCATACCATTCACCTTTATTCTTGTAAAACTCCCCAATCTGCATGGTTTGGTTAATGGTCGGCACAATGGCATTGTCACTTTGCTTTTGAAACGTTCCCTTGTTCCACATCTTTATTGAATTGCTGGTAGCCAATTCGCCAAGTGTATAATGAATCAAGACATCATGGATGAAGTCATTTATGAGCGTTTCTTCGCACGATGTTAAGTTTCCGTTTTCTATCCGATCCTGCAACCCTTGATAAAAGGTGGTACCCAAAATTGGCTCCAGCTGAATATCCTGTGTTACCTTGATGGCATAGACTAATTGTTTATCGTCAATGTTGTCGCTAATAGGTGACCTATCCTTGATAAGTTGCGGAGATATGAGAAGTACGTTCTTTGCCATTTACTTTGTTTTTACAATCGTGTACGCCATCCATCTATGCCGACATTCCTCCTTAGCTGGCTTTCCTTCGCCTTGACCCCACCAGCCGCCTTTTCGCTCAAATACATTGTAACCTAAACGGATGGACATCGCTTCTATCTCCTTCCTTGTGTATAGCCTGTCAAGTTGTATAAGTTTTCTGCAAAACGGGCGGGTAGTCGGAATAACAGGCGCAAGTCCGGGCTTTGCTTCGTATCCGTACTTTATAGATATTTCACGGGTGACAGGATTCGCTTCTGATATTTGTGGACGGACTGACTTAGGAATGCTGCGTTCAATCAACTCGTCACGCCCAATCTTCACCGTTCGCTTCGCCAACTTCCCGGCACTTTCCAATTCATCCAGCATAGCGTTCACATCCGCTACACTTATGTTCAAGATATCTGCAAGTATTTCCGGGGTGATTCGTGGGTCTTTCTTTATCAGTTCAAGGATATTGGCTTCTGATGCAGATAACGCCTTTTCAGCCATCTCAAAACGCACCATATCAGCATCACTTGTAAACTTAAACGGGGTGGATCGGGCAATAAAATGGTCTGCCCGTGGCTGCCCGTACTCGCTGAAGAACTGAACGGATTTTTCTTCCTCATCCCACCATGACACGGATGACATTGCAACGGATTGTGGTAGCATCTGTTCGATTTCATCATCAGTCAAACCAAACCCTGAACGCAATAATGTCATCGCAATTTCACGGGTGATTTTACCTTGATCGAATTGCCTAATTATACGCAGAAGGTTGATGTTCTGCTTGCCCGACAAGTTGCGAAGATGCTCATTTGCTGTGCCTTGTTCGGATTGATTTACCACAACATCAGCAGCAACCGGGGCAACCTCCAGCGGATAAAGCGGAATAATTGTTCCACATGAAACACCGTTGTAACTTGCCAACTTGTTAAACACCTTTTCGATTTGCTGCTGCTTGCCGGAAATATAGGTGCGTTTGAAAATTTCATATGAATCCTGCATTTCGGTAGTGCCACCTAATTGGCCTTCTACACGGATACCAAACAACATTGGTGACGTTACTTGATGACCAGCAAATATATTTTCGCTAATCAGTTTGTCAACCGCTCCAAAATCTTCCTTAGTCAAATCACTTGCGCCCAAATCAAGAATAGTAGGTGCGACTTCTGCCGACTTGTTGAAGGACAGTATGAACTTCCAGCCATCGGATCCCGTAAACTTTTTCTTCATCGCCTTTTCAATCATGGCTTTTTCTTCCTGTGAAGGTTCGCCATTGTTGAAGTTGACTAATTTAGAAGGAGTAAAACCTACAAGAGCATTGTTATAAACGTGCTTTCCTACTTCTATCTCTGCGTTGATGTAGTTAAGCGCACCCATGTAAGAAGGGATGGCATAGGTTCCATCTCCGGGTGTGTATTCCTTGTAATACAGAATCTGCCGCTTAGACTTAAACGCTGGGTTGAATCCGGGTACTTCTATCTCTTTATCACGATTGTTTTTCCACTCGTCCTTGATATAATACTTCGTGTTCTCTTTGTTGCTTCTTATTTTGGTATAGTCTAAATGCCTAACGGATGCAACACGCCCCATCATATCCCATACAACCTCAACATAAAAGCCTCCGAATAGTTCCATGTCCATAGCGCATTGGCGTGTCAGACTATCAATGTCCTGACCGAAAGAACCAATGGATGCAACATCGCCTGTCCATCCTTCCCCTGTGATGTAGTTAGCCTTGCTTTTGACTATCGCACCATGTTTGCCGGACTTGTTAAACAACTCAAGCAGATAGTTCGGATACAAGTTATCCTCTCCGTAACTGATCCATTCCCGGCCTTTTCGTTCGACAAAGATTGGCTGGACTGCTTCGGCTAACTCTATGAATATAAGATTGTCCATTTATTAAGATTGGTACACGGAAAATGGCACATTACCATCAGTATATATTTCATTGCTTGTAGTCGTTCCGACCAACTTAACAAATCCTTCCTCCACCATATTCAAGCCTGTTGTGTCGGTATTAGTTGCGCTTGATTGCTCATAGACCTTGTACCCGTACATTCCAATAGTGCGCCCTTGGAACACACTTGCCGGAACGCTGAACTTGTTGTAACGTGTGGTATATGATGATAGGTCGGCAGACTTAGCAACAATCCAATTCACAACGTCATTGGTAGTACGGGATGAAAACACAAATAGCCAATAGGTTCCGCTCACTTCTTTTTCAGAAAGGGTGCAGATTATATTAGTTGCCTGATTTTTGTTGATTATTAGCATCAATAAGATTGATATTGCTGATTAAGTTCTACAAAGATAAATATATGCAACAAAGAAAAAGGCAGCATAGAAATGCCGCCCTTTATCAAAAAAACCATGAAAACTATTATCCAGCGGTTGTAAGTGCGGCAGCAACTCCCGAACTAACGGATGCTGCAAGTTCCGGCTCAACACCGCTAAAGGTTAAACTATAACCGCTTCGATCGGTTGCCCCTGTTCCGGGTGATGCGGTTCCAGCGGTAAGGTCTATGCCGCCCGTCTCTCCAAGCATCCAAAAGTTTCCATTGCGATCTTTTGCGACTGCGACAAGAAGATTCTTGCCCAGCAAAAGTATTTCATTGCGAACGGCAACAGACAACCTGTTAAGGATTATAACAAGTTCCTGATTGTACGCCACCGTTCCGTTGTCCGGGTTTCCTTCAATCGTTTCGGTAAACGTGCTGGTATTCCTTTGCAGTTCGTACTTGTAAAACTTTTTGCCTGTGGCTTTTGTCAGCGCAGTAATGACACCTGATGCCTTGGTGTAGGATGATATGTTTGCTTTTTCGATGAAGTAAACTTCAGCCAAACCACCTATGCCATCCTTACACGCTCCAAGAGTATAATTTGATGTTAATGAACACATAGATAGGTATAATATGGGGATGGCTTACAGGCCACCCCCGGTTATAGATAATTAGGCTGCATCGAACTTCACTACCTGATCTCCAAAGGCATACTGAACGCCATACTTCCACTCTGCCATAAAGCGCAGTTCATCGGCTTCTTTGGCGAAGAACAGCTCGAAACGCTCTTCCTCATTGAGAAGGTCGGTACCCAAGAACAGGTTTTCGCCATACGTTCCAAACATAAAGTTGGTACCATTGAGACCATTCACCGCAATGAGTTTGACATTGGTATTAGGTATCATCATTTCCCCAGAAGGCATATCAGCACTCCAATTCACGAAGTATTTTCCTTCGGTCAGAGCCGTTCCGTAAAGCCTGAAGGCATCCCATCCGCAGAATACTACAAGGTCAGTCCTGTTGAGTTGCTCAGGGGGAAATGCCTTGTAAACTGCATTTACTGCATTGATAATCGTGGCAGCGGTGAAACCTCCTGTAAGTGCTGCGCCATAGTATGTGGTGCTATTAGCGTTTACCACGGTACCATCAGCAGCAGCAAGGGTTTTTAATCCTTGAAACTTGTTAAGGTTAACGTTTACCGATGCGGTAGAACCTTGCCATATGGCAGTCTCAAGTTGGGCACCGATACGAGCAACTTTCTTTGCGGTATATTCAGCAGCAAAGTCAAAAGTTGTGTACTGCGAACCAGCGGCAAGGAACTTCTGCAAGTACTTGCTTTCAAGGGTCTTCGGGCAGATGCTTTCATGCACCTTGATTTTACCTACGCTGATAGTTTTCTGCGTAAAGGTGGTAGCGCCGCTTGAAAGGAATCCACAAGTACCGCCCACTTGGAAGATGGCATCAGTATCGTGAATGGTGATTTTCTCGGTGGACTTAATACCTGATTGAACGTTTCCAATTTGCTCAATTACTTGTGCGGTTTTGGGAGCGAAAAGAAGGGAAGTAACGAGTTTACCCTCAAATTCCCGGGTGTAGTCGGTTAATGCTGTTACTGAAAATGCCATCGTTTATTTTTTGAATTGTTCTTTAATTGATTTTATGTTGTCGGCTATTGATGCAAGGTGATCCTTTTTGGTTTTTGGAAGGCTGAACGTTTGCACGTTGCTTGGCTCTTCGGAAGGCGTTTGTGAAAGCTGGTCTACTACATCAGTCAGTTTTGCAATGGCTGACTTGAAGGCTGCCTGTTGGCTTTGCATATCTTCTATTACGCTTTCCGGCTGCGCTTCTTCTTCGATCTTTGCGATGATCGCATTGATTTTTTCTTCAAGTGCCATTACCCTTGCTTCCATCGCAGCCATTGGATCTGCTGCAACTTCCGCTGGTGCTGCTTCGGGTACCGGAGCTTCTGCCGGGGGGACGGCCGGAACTTCTGCCATCTCTACAATGGTTTCGGTTGGCTTTTCATCTGCAAGAAGTGTACGGATTTGGTCGATTGCTTCTTTAAAGTTCATGTGATTAAATATTGATTATAAATTATGGGTATAAAAAACTATGTAACTATCTGATTAACAATGCGTTTGATGGCATTTATCAACGCTGCTTCCTTGCTCATTTCCACGGGTCGGGTAGATAATATTCCCTCGATGCTAAAGCCTTTAAACGTTCCTTCCTTGACCGCATTCCACACCTTTTCATTGTCCACTTTGAACGAACCAAACCACGATCCATCCGGCACATCTTCGTAGCCCTTCATGGGCATGATGCCCCTTTTCCTATCCACTATAAAGGATTCAAACATTGTAACACCCTGTTGGTACGTGTCTTGATTGTGTTCGATATTCAAGGCTGACTGCCTGTTATTGCGGAAGAATTTCTGCACTCCTTTGTAAATTTCATCAGCGGAAAATGTCAGATAATATTCTCCCATCTGCTCATCATTTCTATAAATGGGGGTATCTGCCAACATCAGCGCACCGCTTATAATCCTACGATCTGCATCTTGGATACTGAACTGCATGGCTGACATCTTATTGCGGTTTTCCCACTTTGAGTAACAAACCGCTGCGGCCTGTTCTTGCTCATATCCTTCATCGCCCACAAGGACACCGATGCAGCGACTTACGAACTCCTCTTGGCTTTCCGATTGCCCCGGTTCTACAAATTGTTCCGCCTGGCTGAATGCTTGGAAGTTTCGTTCTATTGCCGGGGATTCGACAAGTGCCACGGCAAAGATTCCATCGGTGTCATCTTCAGACAGGATTGCTTGATAAACAGGAATGTTCTTTTTCATATGTATAAATATTAACCGCCCAATACTGCGGCACGTTCTATTCTTCTTTGTCGGGTTTGTTGGTCGGTTATGTCAGTTTCAAGGACGTATGCCCTTACGGCTTTGTTACCAAGATTGTTTACGGTTTGGGCATCAAGACGGGTAACGCCAACCTGTGGAACGGGTGCCGTTGGTGTCAATGGTGCGTTTGCGTTCGCCGGGATTGCTCCACCTCCACCGCCACCACCTGGAACCTTTACGGCAGTTATCGCCTTTATACGACCAATACCAGCAACCAATGCCCCAGCTGCCTGTATGTAAGGATATGCTGGGAAGGCTATGGTTACGGGGTTTTTTGCTGCCTGAAAGAATACGGATGATACGGCTGCATAAGTATCGATTGTTGCCTGTGCTATTGCAAGTGCTTTCCCGGCTGCCGTCTGCCTTCCGGCAAGGTCTGCCAATCCACCTATCAGCGCAGATGTTTCACCAATTACGGCCTGTTTGTTGCGTTCGCTTTGTATCTCGATAAAGTCTGCCGCTTCCTTATCCCTTGCCTTTTGTTCGTTTATGGCTTTTTCCGCTTGTGCCTGTTGGGATAACAATACAAGCCTTTCGGATAATGCCCCAGCGATAAAAACATTGCTATCCGCAATGCGCTGCTTTTCATCTTCAGCAACTTGGTTGCCTACCTGACGGGCATCGAAGTACGCTTCATCATTGCGCTCCTGTCTGCGTTTACGTTCTTCCTCTGCTTGTTGCTCCTGCTCTCTCCTTATGCGCTCACGTTCTTGCGCCCGTTCCCTTGCTCTCTGTTCCGCTGCCTGTTGTGCTTCTTTCTGCCTGTTCTTCTCTGCTTCTGCTGCCGCTGCCTGTGCATCTTCTTCACGTTTTGCAAGTGCATCACGGGCATCAATTTCAGCCTTTGCCCGTTCCGATGCTGCAATGCCTGTAAACTCTTTGACCTTGTTTACCAATCTTCCCACGAAGTCAGCGACACGCTGCAAACCAGGGATAAGGTTAAAGGCTGCTTCCTTGACCTTCTCAAAGTTGGCAACAAGCAAACCGACCGCTACCGCAGCGGCTCCAATTCCCGTGGCAATCAGCGCACCACGAAGGGTAGTTAGTGCCGTGACTACTTGGGTCTTGATGATGGCACCTAAGACTTTAAATGAACGTGATGCATCAAGGATGGTACTTACACCCTCCGATAAGGCAAGTGCCGCCTGTACCTTTAGCAGCTGCTTTTCGACTTCCGCTGATTCAACGCCGAACAAGGCAAGACCACCCTGCAATGCTGCGAAGGAACCCGTAACCGTCCTAATGGCTGATGATACGGCAGCAAACTTTTTGCCGGGATCAAGCGCATCCACCAACTCACGGGCATCTTGCAGTTGGTCTTTTAATTGCGCTACCCTCTTAGCAGCGTTGACGGCTTCAGGAGATAACTCACCGAACTTGCTGGACAATGCAATGACTTCCGCAGTCGCTTGTTTTATCTGCGACCGCAAACTGCCCACATTGGCTTCGACCGATATTGCTACTTTAGTTTCAGCCACTATTTCAGAAGTTTTTGCTGCATTTTATTTATGACCTTGAACGCATTCACCACCGCCTTAATCCTATGCTCATCCATGCTGTTATAAATATCTGAAGGCATGGCGACCACTTCATTGATAACCATAATCTGATTTTCAATGATGGAAATAGTTTCATTGACCTCACTTATATCTTCAGCCTGTTCAAAGATTATTTCTTCGGTCATAAGACAACACCTTTATGTATCCTATAATTACGAACATGAAAGTTCATGTTATCAATGTCAACAATAGCGAAACCATGATTCCATTTATTTATAGGTAGATATGCTGGACTTAAATGGCACAAGCAACCAACGCTATAAGTCGTGGTAATTTCTCCGTTCATATTTTGTTCGGTATGCTCTGACGTTTGGTGATTGTGACCCTGCAAAGCGGAAACTTTACCACGCAAAAACAAACCTCTTGCGACATTGACAGGGCTAAAGATTGAACCGCCAAACTCATGACCGTGTACCACATTTAAATGCCCAAGTTTTACAATCCTTTTGTCCTTTATCAATTCAATACCTTGTGCCCTTGATTTGATTATATTATCCAATTTAAATTCTTCAACCCCGTCAAGTTCACCAGCTTTCATCCACAAATAATGCTCGTATCTTTCACAATGATTCCCAAGTTTAAAATATATCTGCGCCTTCGGAAATACTGCCTGTAACGAGACAAAAAACTCTTGAAATGACTTTAATTCATGTGCAAATGATCTCGCTTTAGGGTCTTTTCCGAATCTTGAAAGTTGATAGAAGTCTATTGTATCCCCATTCAATAAAACGGCATCCGGGTTTTCATCTCTTGCAAAATCAAAGGCTGCCGTTAATGCTTCAACTGAATGATAGGGAATGTGGATGTTTGAAAGTATTAATACCCTTTTTGCCTTTATAGCAAAAGGAGTATATGGTACATCCTCACTCTCCGGCAACTTGTATGGATTCCGTGGCCTGTCAGGTACTACCTTCACCGTACTACGTTTATGTCCTTTTGCATTCTTACCCTAAATGTATCGCAGATTATCCCTTGCATCCTCCACACTTTTGAACATCAATTTGTTCTCATTGTAAAGGATACGTGCAAGTTTTAGGGTGGGCATCTCCCATCCATGAGTTGCCCTGTATTCCCTTGCCTTATTGGTCTTTATCCCGATTGGCGGCATCCTGCTTTGTTTCGTTAATTGCCTTTTGAACCTCTGCTATTTGTGCGTTGATGCTCTGCAATTCCCTCTGCCATGCTTCCACCATTGCGAGCGCATCATAGGCTTTTGCTTTCAGTTCGATTAGTTTCTCGTTCATATAACTGGTTTTAGGTTTAATGATGTTGCAACATATTCGTAGGCGCCCTGATTGCTGCCATCCCATGCCAGGTAGTCCGACCCGTCAAGATCGACATAGCCACTTGCCACTTGTTCCGCATCCTTCGTGAACAGGCGGTAAGCAAACTTTGCACGGCTTTCCATATCATCGAACTCTGAATGAATGACCAAATCCACGGCTGATTTTTTTATGCCGTCTTTCCATACTAAAACAGATTGTATTTCCATTGTTTTATATTTTAAGCAAGTAACCCGTTATTGCGAAGGGCTTTAACTATTTGTTTCAAAGTATATCCATCGAATGTACTATCCTCATAAACTGCATTAACACTATTCTGAACAAAGGTTGCTGTACCTACAGCCGTTGTCTCTTGATACAGTTTAATCACCGCACCGCCTTCCGTGCGGACATGAAGTGCAGCATTACCAGCGGTTATATCATTCGCATATATCTGCACAACATCGGTTGGTGATGTTGTCGGTGCCGTTCCGTTTATAATTCCAATGACCCTATTAGCGGATGTGCCAAGTGTAACAGTTCCAATACCTACATTTCCTGTATTTGTTGCAAAGTATGCATCATTAGTACTACGCAAAGTACCGATAATGTCCATCTTATATGATGGCGTTAAATTATTTACGCCAAAATCACCAGCTGATGTAATTACTAATCTCTGACTTGAGTTAGTAAAAAATTGCATACTGTTATCAGTATGAAAATAACGTATCACTCCCTCTACGCCACTTGTGTCATCCTTTGCAAAAAACAATCTTGAATAACCAGATGCACTCGCCCTTATGACAATACCACCCTGTGTTCCACTAACTGTTAATTGAGCGAATGATGTGAATATTGGCGATGTCGTTCCTATTCCTACCGACCCTGATGTTGCTAAATAAAGTTGATTCGTTCTATTCGCAAATGTTCCAATAATAATAGGCTTATCACTACCTCCGCCCGTATAGTTTGAATAAATTGTATTTTCAGTCAAGGTTGGTACTATGCTAAGATATTGCACTCTTGTTGATTCACTTAACCAAACTTGCCCCTTTACTTCCAATGCTGCTTGTGGTGCAATGGATGTAATTCCAATGCCTACCCCTCCCGAACTTGTTGCAAAGTATGCTGATGTGGTGTTTCTTAGTGTGCCTGAAACGTCAAGGAGATATGACGGAGATGTATTACTAATCCCTACCTCACCCGTATCCTTTATTGTAAGATAATCAAGTAAATTTGTGCCACCCCTTATTCGATACAAACCCGAAACGCTTGACGCAAAATCAACATAAAACGTACCTAAATTACGCAATGCTGATGTAGATGCCATCTCAATGGCAACGTTGGTTCCTGTTCTTGTATAAAGTGTACCAGAAAACCTACCGCTACCCGTTACGTCAAACGTATATGTTGTATTTGTATTTCCAATTCCTACATTTGTTCCATTGTCATATATTAAACTATTCCCCACCGCACTCGTACCCGTGAACTTTGCGATGTAGTTAGTCGTACCCGTTCCAGTTACAGGATTCGTAAGTGTTGCCTGTTTGCCGTTCAGTTGGGTTTGGATGGATGATGTAACACCATCAAGATACCCGAACTCCGTGTTGCTGACTAATCCTGCTCCTATCTTCGCAGCATCTATTGAACTCGGAAGGTCTGCTGCGCCTATAGTGGAATCCACCCACACCGTGCCGTTGTAACGCAAATAATCACCACTCGCAGCCGTTGAAACGTTGACGTTATGGAGTTCATCTAACTCATATCCGTTATCGACCTTAACGTATATCTTGCCGTTATTTTGATGTGCGTAGATAACAAACCCCAAGATGACCGTGTGCGTTGGTGCTGACGGCTTGACGTTGGTAATAACGCCTGATGTCGTACCGCTTAGATACAAAGTGTCACCATCCGACCATGTCTCGCCTTGAAGCGACCCCGTTGTATTGATGTTCGCAATCGTTCCCGATGTTACGATGAACCCTTCTTGATTGTTGCCAATGTCCTCTGCGACAAGTCCGATAGTGTCCTTACTATTCGCATCATTGTCCGCACGGGCAAGGCTGACCTGTAACCGCTGACCCTGTGCGCCTGTTATCTTCACCGCCCTATATGCCGCACGTGTAAGGTTGCCCCCTGTGCCGTTTACCGCCCTTAGGACTTGCTTTTGACCGATCGGAAGGTTGACGTTTCCACCTTTCAACATCAAGTCAGCAGTTCCCTCCGTATCGTTCCACACCATGCTTCCTGCCCCCGTTGGTGCGTTGGTGGGTGATGTGTCGAACTCGATGTTGCCCGTAAGGAGACCGAACTCGCCGAGATTGACATCAGCCGTTGCCCCGGTGTATGGTACCCGTGTTGCCAAAGCATTCGGGTCAAGTGTCCATATCGTTCCGTTACCGCTTACAATAATATCGCCCTTGTCTCCGTCCGGCACCGATGCGGATATGCTTTGCCCTGTGACATCTACATTCTGCACTTCCGGTGATGCAATGGATACATTAATTGGGTCTTGTTCCGTGACGGATATATTGATATTAGACATCAGAATACTACTTTGAAGTTTCCGTGGATTATCCTTAATGTGTCACTTGTCGCATAAGTGCGGATGACCTTGTAATAGTATTTCCCGACAGTTATAGCAGCCAATGGGGTTGCCAATGCAAAGGTCACCACGTTTGATGCAATAGTTCCGGCAACGGTATAAAGTGCCGCTGAAGTCTCATCCGCATGAATGGTGAAGGAAAAGGAATTTGACGTTAGGTTGGTAGGCGTGCCGTCATCTTCCGTTAGTGTCAAGGATAACTTGTCAGTCTGCGACTTGACTGCCCGGATTGGCACAATCTGCCCAACATCAAAATTTACGCCTTCTATACAGTTGCTCATATATCAATTACGTTTAGTAGTTCGCATTTAGTGGTGTCGGGCATTAGGGCATTATAGTCTGTTATCTTGTTAAGCCGGAATAGTTGCCCACCTATAAATATGTATTTGCTAAAGTCAAGGTTTAAAATATCAACGGGTGACAACTTAACGTATGCCGTCACTAACTTGCTATCCTTGCTGGTAATTTCGAAGATATAGTCATCCCAATAGACGTTAAAGAGATTTGCCACCGGGTAGGCATCCGCATCATAGTATAACTCATTAGGCGCACCCCACAACAAGTCCAGGGTAGGATCGAGCGGATCATCAATGTGTCCGGCATAAGGGTAGTCCGTAGGCGATACAAGGGTAGTGCCGCCATTCTTCAAATTCCACGCTGAACAGGCCGTATTGCTTGTCTTACGATACAGGATGCGGATAACGCTATTATACTGCGCTTTGACATTGTTGGTTGACTTGTAGATAGCCGGAACAACTCTATTCGTGCCGCTATACTGCACCAATACCGATGCAGCAAAAATGAGTTCCACTTGTGCCGTGTCATTGACAAATTCAAGTCCTGTATCGTATAATCTTGTGCCGTATCCTGTCGAATACTTGTTTTTATAGGATTCGTTATAAAAGTCGCTATCATCTTTATACTTAAACTCATAGGCCTTTGCATTCAGTTCGCCCATCGGTTTAACCTTTACAGGCTTGATATGGTCAACCTTATACGTCCAATCTATGGCATTGGATAGGTTTGCATCGTAGAAGTCTTTATACGGGGTGATGTTTAAGTGCTTGTCCTTCGTGGCATCTTCGGTGATGTACAAATTGAACATCTCAACGATATTCTTAAAAAAGTCCACCCGTTTAACGCCCTTCGGGATAAAGCCTTGCATATTGAGCGTATCGCCATAGGCAAGTGCAAACTTGCAGACAGGCTGCCCTTCTGCCTTAAATGTCGCATCTCCCAGCTGAAATAAAGTGTATCCGCTATCTGCCGCTATCTTTAATTCAAGATAATCGGATGGTGCAAGTGCAACAAAGGTTGACACACTCAAAGACCTTGCAGCGTTTATACCACCCGGAATGGTAGTGCTAAACTCGTCACCTATCAGCGTTCCGTTTTTGTAAATGCCAAGCCTTGCCGTGATGTCGCTGCCGCCATTCTCTACATAAATTCCAGCGGTTCCGCTGACCAGCACATTGATATTGCCCGTCCGGGAATAGGTTATTGTACCGCTGACATCCGTGGCATATTGGGTGCCGATGGATGAAGTGTAAGTGATTTTGTGGGGTGGTGTAATGGTAGTCAATGCGCTTGTAAGGACACGGCTAAACAGGGTATTAACCTCCGTATATGCCACATCAACATTAGCCGGAATGATAAGTTTCTTGAATTGTGCGGTATCAAAAAAGGATGAAGTATAAGTGTACCCGGCTCCTGACATTATCTTGTCTATATACTCCTTTACATGAAGTGCTGGACGGAAGTTCACAATGTCATAGTTAGTGCCATCCGTAGTATATCCATAGTCTATCAGCGGATAGTAATAGGATGCCCCCGGTGTTGCTGCCCAACTATTCTGAATATTGCTCTCGTTAAATGTGTGGTTATAGGATGAAAAATCCAAGGTCTCCAGCAATGAATCACCCAATGCCGCAATGAACCCCCCAAGATCGCCAAAGATTGCCGTCTCATATTCGACCACTCCATTCACAACAGTTATCTCAAGGATGCGAATAACGCCCTTGAACACTTGCACACGATCAACATACACCTCACAAGATGCCGCCTTTGCAGCGTTATAGTTATATCCTACGTTGTCAAGGTTGGCATCATAAGAATTATATACCGATACATCGAACAAGTTTCCAAAAACGAAGTTGTTTTGATTCGTGCCGGGTATCACAATCGTCTTGGAATACTTGGTAGTCCGTTGGCTGAAATCCTTTATGTCATCAATGCTAAATGTCAGCACGGCATCAAGGTCAGCGGTGACATCCAATTGGTTGCCTTCAACGTATATCTCCGTTCGTATCATCGCAGTTGTGATGCGTTAGGTTCGCTAAACTGAATGTTAATGCTCATGATGCTGACCTTATCATTGATGCGCTTTCTAAACTCATACTCGTCTGTGGTCAACTGAACGGGAACATATAAAGTGCCACTCTGAACATATTGCTCAACATAGACCACCGGGGAAGTAATTAAGTCCTCCAGCCATTCAAACTGCGCATCCGTCAAGGCTGCGCTATTCAATGCCAACTGATAGCGATATGTCGCAGCATATACCCTTTCAGTATCGTATATAACATTCCGTGAATCCTTATACCCTATGCCCCCGGCTGATGTCACCTGATACCCCAGCCTACCCGTTTTCTTCCGTTCCGTGTTCAATCGCTTCCGTGACTTCAACCTAAAGTGCATGGTTTCATAACCGCCAAGCCTGTTCATAAAATGAAGGACAACGGGTTCATAAGGATGACAAGCCGTGACATTAAACCGCAAAGGGTTTCCGATGCTTGTGATGGATGATGCCAACCCATTGAATCCACTTGCAAGGCTGACGGTATAGGATTGATTGCTGCCTGGGTTGAACCGCTTGGTACCTACGTTTATGATGGTATTTCCGCTAAACTGAACGAATGCGGAAACGTTGGTGGATGCCGTCACGTTGTAGTATGCCGTTGATGAAGGCAAACCACTTGCGTTCTTGTTGGCGTAATACTTCACATGTACTGCTTCATATCCCGCACCGAATGCGCACACATAATGATCTTCATTGGTGTCAACTTCTATAAACTCGTTAGGTCTTTCGGTGATGAACTTCTGCACGAATGTCGCATAGTTCGTCACCTGGACACTATCAAGATAAGGCAATGCTGCGTTCCATGCGTAACGATAGGCATCAGTTACCACATCCGTGTTGGTTGTGCTGCCATAGGATTCGGATAGGCGCACCTGATACATAACCTTCGGTGCCACATCCTCTTGGGTGGCTGATGGTTTAAAATAGTCACTATTGAGATAATTCTGAATGACCGATGATATGTTAAACACCCCGTAATTTGAAAAGGCTGGATTCGGTCTATTCTTTAGGGTGGCAATGACAACCCCACCGATGCGGATGGTCAGTATATACTGATAGTTGGACTGCGCCTTGTTAGTCGAATCAATGACGTAAATCATGTCATTGTGACCAGCGGCATCAGTTGCCGGATTGCTCTTTATAGTCATTGCCATACTTACCCAATTTTGGTTTGCAACCTTCTGAATGTGTTGCTAACATCTTCGCCCAACGCCTTCGCCAAGTCCTCTCCAAGCTGCGGATACAACTTTGCATAAGCATCATCCAAGAATCCCGTTCGCCTTACGCCTTTCCGCTTTATACTTCTGCCGATTAAATATGCCAACTGCCGCTCCTTATCTTGAACTCCCAGCACCTTTGCCTTGCGTTTATACACCCTTTCCGTTACCGCTGCTTCAGGGATGATGCGACTTTTCAACCCTTCCCGTCTGACCCATTTAGTCAGCGCATCAAGGAACGCCTTAGATACTGACCTCTTCCTAAACTGATAAGGTGATCCCGGTGCCTTTGCAGCGGATTCGATGCCCCGTACCCCTTTGTTCACGAAGTCATAGTAGTCAGCCATGCTGATGTCAAGCTTGTACTTAGTTGCAGCAATCGTTATGTTAAACTTCATAGATGCCGCAAGTTCACCGCTTGAAACGGCATCAGCCCTGTCAAGATTTGCCTGTGCCTGACGAATAAACTGCCCTGCCCATGCTATCAGCACATCTTCCGTGGTGGCAATGCTTATTCCCTCATCGGTCTTTTCGCTGCCCAATGTGTCCAAAAATCCTTCGCTTAAGGCTTCCTTCTGCGACCGTCTGATATTAATGGGCATAGCGTTTCATCATTTTCTTCTGTTGTTCCGCATCGTATTCACTCTTGGCTTTCAAATAGGACAAGATGTTTAGGTATTGTATAACGTTTAATTCAAATGCCTGTGATACGGTTATGTTTTCGAAGTCGGCAACTTGCTTGGCATTAAAATACCATCCATAAGCGCTGATAAAGCCTCCATCGCCTCCAATGCTTCGGACTTCGTCATCTCCTGGTTCATCAACTCCTGCGCTAAATAAGGACTCAAATTCTTCAATGATGTTGTGAAGACCTTGCAAAAAAAAACCGCAGATTTAAGGCATAGGTGGAAGGGTGCATCCAGCATGATGTCGGACACCTTTGCATGGTCTTTTTTCATCGGTACCCATCTGAAATACTTGCGCTCCATCGGCATCACAAGTGTTGCCATCAGCCTGTGAAGGTTGCCGACAATGTCTCCCCCTTTGCTGAAATGTATAAGTTCATTATACTGCCCTGCGTTTATATCACGGATGTCGGCTATCAGTTTATACTTTATTCCGTCTTTATACCATTCCCTCATGGTCTTGTCGGGTGCGACATCGTTGAACAAGTCAGCATACTTGCGGAATAGGTCATTCAGCTGACCGATGGACAACTGATCCATGTCTGCCAATGTCTTGCCTTCAAGGTGTGCGACCTTTGCCACCTTGATGTCGAAGTCATCTCCGGCACTTTTTTCAATTTGTGCCAATTCTTGGAATTGCCGGATGGTTATCGCCTTCCACTTCATTCGTGCCGTCCGTAGTAATGATGAATTAGGATGGCAAAGATGGCAGCACCCGAAAGAAATGTCCAAAGGTATTGCCCGGATATGCCGCTGACAAAAAGCAGCATGAAAAGAGCGTAAAGGATTGCAATTTTGAAACTACTCATATGTATAAATATTAGATGATAGAATAGGAACCCGACCCTTTATGTGCGCCCCATCCACGCCATGCCAACGACAACGCCATCACGCAGTCATCGTGCAACCCTGTCGGTGCGGAATACTTGACCCCCGTCCGGGTAAATTCAAATTCAAAGTTTTTCAGTTCCTCCGTTATGTGCCCTGCCGGGAACGTTATCTTCCTTTGTTGGATGGCAAGTGCCAATCCCTCCATAAGTTGCTGCTTGGATGGTGCGGTGAACTTAAATAGTTCCACCTGTGACGGCCTGTGACGGGCAACATCCTCCCCGATTGGATCACCTACCCCTGTGCTATCTATGACAATCGGAACCCTTCCCGGCAGCCTTAGAATCGCTTCCGTTGTCATCCTCCAATCATTCTGAAACCGCTCAAAGTGACACACTTGACCCCCTGCATCTATGCCAATTATAACCGTGAAGTCCTGTGACTTTGCAAGGTCAACGCCAAAGATTACGGCTGGTTGGTTTGATAGCGGATAGGTGCATTGATCTATAAACGCAATGCCAAAGGGGTTGGCAACATTATCGTTAAACTCCGCAAGATATTCCTGGCTGAAGGCAAGTTCGGGAAGGTCTGCCCGTGCATCGTCAAGTTCTGCCGGGTCAATGTATGGGTTGGCATAGGTGGACATCTGCCAACTCGCCCAATTTGCTTCCTCTGCTTTTCCCCTGCTATAAAGTTTAAAGAAGTCATTCTTTCCCTTAGGCGTTGACATAAACCACGCATCACCTTTTAGGTCTGTCAAGGTTGGTCTTATTGCTTCCGTCCATGCCGTCCATAGGTTCTTCACAAAGGCCGCTTCGTCTATAATTGCACGGCTATACTTCCTTGAACGTCCAGCATCGGGGTTATCAAGTGACCAAAATTCTATGCTGCCACCCGTCACAAGGTTTATGAATTGCTGATCGTGTTTCTTTACAACCGCTTCCGCACATGCTGAATAAATGGCATCGAATGTTCCTTGCAGCAATTTGTAAGTCGGGGTGAAATATGCCGTTGGTTTACCTTCGATCGCTGGTTCAAGGGTAAGATTTACCGCCATTGCAGACTTTCCGAACCTTCTACCGCACGACAATACGTTGAACCTTTTCCGTTCATCGTACACTTTGCGCTGATTTATATGGAACTCATTTAGTAGAATCCGCACGGCTATAAATTACGTTCAAGGTACCTGACTGCTCCTGTTTAGTTTGTTCGGACAAGTTGTTCAACCGCTGCGTAATGGATGGATTATAAATACCAGCCATGCCGCCTTCTATCTGATCCTTTCTAATTTTTCGCTTTATCGCACGACAGACAGGGACAAATTCTTTATAGCGCCCTTCTTTATTTTCAAAATAATCGCTTACATCAGTTATGATGCCATGTATATCAAGCCAATCCTCAAAACCTTCCATTGTCAATGGTCTCTCCTTTTGCCTTATAACTTCGGTTGCATCCTTTCCTACAAAGTCATTAACAAGAAACGGCCTTTGTTTTGTAAATTCTATATAAGCACGAAAGTATTGCTGCATTTTATCAGCTGATTCAATATTCTTAGGTCTTCCAACCTTTGCCTTTTTCTCTTTACCCATCTAACTTGTTTTTATAATGCTGACAGATTTTATCCATCTGCATCAAGTAATACGTTGTGAAATCCTTATACCCTTGCCCATCCTGTTCCCAATTCCTGTAAAGTATCGCCCTTAACCTTTGCGAAGGTGACTTGATAGTATCAAGGTCGGCCTTTAATTCGTCAATCTCTTTTACCTCCCATGCCGTAAAATCTTCACGCTTAATCGCCACATATGCATACCCTCCAGCCATCGAAAAGATGTCGGCAGCGTTCACCGGGGATAGTTCTTGGGTGCCAATAGTTATCCGGATAGTTTTATCTTTCCGTGATGTTATACCCTCTATTATCGCTGGTAGCGTTATCATGCTATCCGTTTAAGTACTCGTATATGCACAAGGTCTAAGATATGCTCCCACTTGTCATTCAACGCAACGGGTGGCATGACTTCATCCACGGCTTTGCTCACGCTTTCAATACCACGAAAATATCCTTCCGGCATCTCCAGCCTGTTGTTGCAGTCATCTATCACAAGGTATCCTCCCGGCTTGACTAAGTTGGGATAAAAGGCAAGGTCCGACTTGACCACATCATAGGCATGACCGCCATCTATGTATACAATATCATACAACTGTTCCCCGGCTTTGTTCTTGGCATACTTATCCGTTGACAATCCTTGTATAATGGTCAGATCACGCATAGGTATGTTGAACTCCTTGTGCAGCCTTTCAATGTCCATCGCATAGTCACTTTCCCAATGCCCATCCGATGAATCCAAAGGTGTGACCCCATAACGGGTTACAAGCTTCTTCCTTCTGTCAGCAAGTATCCGCATCAGTCCGATGATTTGTCCACGGAACACGCCTACCTCAAGAAAACTGAATTGAACGGGCATAATGTCCACCAACTCTTTCCACATCCACAAAAAGCAACGCTCACCAAATCCGAACATATTGCCTTCTATCCAATCCCTGTACGCTTTCAACTGCTTATCCTCGTTCACCAGCCTTGTCCAATTCTGAACAAGCATATGCATCAAAACATCCTTATGCTGCTTCATATCTCGTAGAATTTATCCATTGGTGTCTTTCCGTTTCCATGCAGAAAGATTGGCAAGGTGCCTGTTACATCGTTCCAAAACATAGGCCATTCTATTCTGAAGTCACCTTCGGCTTCAAAGGCTACTGATTGGAAATTCATGCAATTATAGTCTATCCCGATCCTGTCTTGTATCGCCATGTCCGTGTACCACTCTTGGTCATTCTCTGATTCAGGAAAAGGAAACTGTTCAACCAACCGCAAAAAAAAATCCGTTTCGCCCCATATCTGCCCTGAATTAACATAACGCCACGGTGACGGATCATTGAAGTAATGCGCCTTCGTGGGGTCAGGGTAACAATGCTTTTCGCCTGATACCATGAGCCTATGCGTAAAACCAACCTTGCTAAACTCATCCGGGTAATCAATGCAGTAAGTATCAAAGGCATCCATCATGATAAATTCCTCGTCACCGCTGGTCTTGAGATAGTTGTATAACTCCGTTATTTTATAACCCAAACCACGAAACGGGGCATAAATATGATGATGCTGCCACCCGTACTTGTTCAAGGATTCAACAAGTTTCTTCTGCCCCGGATGGTCGTAACTATCGCTTATATAAATGACTTTCATTCAAATGGGTTATAATAAATTGACCTTTCCCCACTACGATACTGCGCTGCTATCCTTACAACTTCATTGGTCTTTTCCCCGGCAGTCCTTTCTTTCCAAGTTTGGTAAGGGGTATCACCGGGGTCGATATGGTCAATGTCTATATGTGGTAGAAACACGCTCCACATATCCGCTTTATGACATCTGTGCGCCGCTAACACATCATCGTAACCATACAAGCCCGGCTGATATAAATATCCAATCTTATCAAGCAATGCTGAATTATACATTTGGCAAGTGCCCATAACATGAAAGACCCGTTCAACTATCATCCATCTCTCATGGCCTTTTTTGGGCAGCATTATTAATTGGCTTCTAAGGTCAGGGTTCACATGTGCCGGATGCTCCCAGCAATCCTTCCGTTTTAGACCTATGATGCCTATGTTAGGTTCCCGTTCGATTGCTTCCACCATGTCATCAATCCATGTATCCGAATGTATGATAACGTCATTATCCATCTTTATACAATGCTGCCCCGGTTTCCGATGCCGCCATGCTTGGTTGATTGCGGCAGCCGTGCCAATGTTTTCGGGTTGTGAAATGACGTTAATATGGTTTTTATAAATAAAAATTTCCTCTATTCTTTCAAGAAATTTATTTGTTTTTACGCAAGTGCTACCATTATTTATAATATTAATTTCATGGTACTTACTCATTAAATGTCTTAATAATTTAGTTATACATTGATATGTTGTTTCAAATCTTTTATTTTCTTCGGTATTATGAACCGCCATTGCAATTAATACTTCCTTCATTTTGTTATGGTTTTATATTTAAGTTTAACAGTACCCGACACGCTACCCGTAGGATCAGCGCACCCGGTCGGGTCTTTTTATTTTTGGTTTATTTTTGGTTTATTTTTTTTATGTTCCACAACCTTTGCAAGCTCCCTTATGCCCAACTCTTGTACCGGTGGTTCTTTTTTTTTCTCGTTCAAATAGATGTCGAACTGATAAAAAGTTGCCCGGACAAGATCAGCCACGCAACTATCACACGCAAGATTAGCCATCATCCGGCTATCCCATTCCTCCCGGTATATCCTTAGCAGTTCTTCTTTGATGCCATTGGACAAGTTGCGGCAATAGCCCCCATCCCGTAGGGTCTGCCAAATGTGATAATGTTCGGTTAAGTATGCGACATTGTTCGGACTCATAACATGGTTTTATAAAGTTCGTATCTGTTAAAGTTTTGAATGCTATAATGTTTCTTGCAGAAGTCATAAAGCAACTGCCCCCGTGCTGCACATTCATACGGATCATTAACCAGCCTGTTGATGTGCTTGTACCAATCAGCTTGTCGGTCGACATAGCATACTATGTCATCGGGGAAGTCAAGGTATGGATGTATCCTTGGAACTATGACGGGCAGTTTTTTTGTTGCTGCTTCCAACACTTTCAGATTCGACTTCATCCCTGTGAAAAGAGATTGCAGCAAAGGAATAACCACAATATCCATATGTTCATACATGGTCATGTACTCCCACGGACTTTGTGACGGAAGTATAAGGCTTTCAATTCGCAACCCACAAGTAAACGCTGAGACTATCTTATCCCATAGCAATTTACTTTCTATGTTGTCATTGTTATAGCCACCTACCACGCACATCATATCCTTCCTGCCTATGAATCGCTTCATAGGGTTTCGCAACAACTCCATGTCCTTGTCATGGGTTATGCTGCCGCACCAACCAACACGCACAACCTTTGAAGGTCTATGAGTTTCCGTGTATTGCATTTCACCGAAGGGTATAGCGTTCGGCATCACATAGACATTGGCATTAATAGGTCTGACCAACTCCTGAAGTCTGTCATGTGTCACCGTTACCATGTCTGCCATCTCAAGGAATGACATGATTTTTGCCGTATTCCCGGCTACATATGTTTCGTAAAGTACATGGCTTGGGTCAAGGTGCCAATAATCATCCGTGTCCACCACAACCTTAAAACCAAACTCTTTGCGCCACTCTGCTATCTGTTGTGCATCATGTTCAGCATGACCACGATTTAATACTACAACATCCCATCCTTCTTTCAGTCTGTCCACACTCAAGTCATTAGTGATTAGTTTCCGCTCCGCTCCGTTCATGTACGCAGCTGGAAGGACAATTCGATGATAGTCGCATCCGTTATTCTTTTCACCAATGAACAGGCAGCGCATCAGTTGATATTGTTATACATTATTTTTCCAAGTATCCCTGAAAGGCTAAACGCTGCGACCGCTTGTGCCACAACATCAGGCAAAAAGAAAAGTGATATGCCAATCCAAGCGGAAAGGCATACCACGCAGTTAAAGGGTTTGCGGTTTAAAAACGGGAAACGTTCATGCCAGCGGTAGGCAAGGATTAAAAGGTAAGCAAAAGCCGGGGCTGCAAAGATTATAGTTATCATTTTAAAATGGTTTGTATATAGTTTCCAAATCTATACTCCGACAACATTCCCACCATATGTCTATCAATCTGCTCAAGGTGGTACATGATGTCATCAATGTTTCCGCTATGATAGAACTGAATCTCTATTGATGCCGTATAAGGTTTAGCCTTCCCGGTGTATCTGTCCGCTATGTACTTCCGTATCCGCTTGATGTCCTTCTCGATGCTCTTCTTAGTCCTTCCCCGGTACTTCCCTTTTATCCATTCATTCAACTTGTGTATGCTGCCCAACTTTACGAATTGTGTGAACAATTCCCGATCATAGTGTCGCATCTCGCCTATAATCTCCTGTATCCGCTCATTGGCTGCATCTATATCAAGTTCTTCGTTCATCCAATTCATCATGCTGGATTCTGAATTTTCGGTAAAAAGGACTTGTTTTGCTTTTGATCTGATTTAGCATTATGCGAATAGCAAAAAATTCAAGTTGATTATTCCTGTGCAATTTTGTTATCAGTTCCGTGGATTTTTCCATGATGATCAATATGACTTCACTTTTTAGGTCTGCCCTTAATTCCACGGGATCCATCTTGCCTATTGCTTCGTTCAGTTTTTTTGAACGCCATAGGCTTTCTATTACATCCTGCTGGTGGAAGGTTGGGGGTGCTGATCGGTTTTGGATGCATTGGGCCGGGAACGATGATGACCGTGGCAATGTTTATAATTTTGTCCTTGCCCATAAAGTTAGTTTAGTTGGGATAATTCGCTATACTTTTTTATCGCCTCTGCCAATAACCCTAACGCCCTTAGATGCGTTTCGTCCGGCTCGTCTATCACAATGACCTTCCGCAGTACCTCAATCACAATGGCAAGTTCTTGCTGGGGTGTCACATCCGGGCAGTATAATATTCGTTAAAACTTACAATCTTATAATCGCCATCCTTGTCAGTTGCTATCCAAGTTTTACAACCCATGCTTGTAGCGTTTACCATAAATTCACTTTGCTCTTCACTCAATTTGTCTTTGCCACTTTTTACCTCGCAATAAATTGATATCCCATCTTTATTAAAACCAATTATATCAGGCACACCTTTGCGGCCTGTAAATTTGCGCCCTTTTACTGCAAGGTTATTATGCCGCCACACTTGCGACCCATCAGCGGACAGAACATCAATCGCCCATTGTGTCAGTTTGTTAGTTTTGCTCATATAATTTTAGATATTCATTATCTCCATCTTTCCATTCTATTTTTGCTAATAATTTTTCATGTGAATTTGGAATTGAAATATCATAAACTCGATGACTAAAATATAAAATGTGTTTTAATTCTAACAATTCTAATATGTGCATTTTTGAAAGCATTATATCATCACAAATAATGGAAAATTCATGCATCAGATTGTCATCGTGATAATAATAATAGGAAAAAATATTGTCCACGTAACAATCAAAATTTGCTATTTCTTTTTCAATTTGCAATGAATGCAATTCATTTTTAATTTTTACATAACATTTTGATTCTTTAAACTGTTCCATGGTTTTTTTTATTTTGATTGATTAATAAATTTTCATGCTTAGTACAAAGGTAATTAATTGTGTATAGAACAATCGCCATCTCTTTCCGCAACTGCCTGTCGGCTGCATACTTTTTGGCTTCGTGCCAATACATCAGTTTATCGAAATGGTCTATCTGTTCGATTGGCACCAATCTACCATACTTGACCGATGCATTGTACCGGGATAGATACATATTGCGTATTGACGGCAGACGGGCAATGTGTCCAATGTCAAGCGTTTCGTGAATGATGGATTGCAAGGAATACCCCATTGCTGAATCAAGCGTGAACCCTAATTGATGCAATCGAGTGACTATTGGTTTCATCTCTGTGTATGTCATGACATTTCAACATTTATAGTATCCCCGGCAATTACCTTATCAATGATCACTTCAATGGCCTCCCGTTCTTCAGGTCGCAGTTTGGCAATCTTTTCTACAATCGCTGGTGTTGTGAACGCATCGCTATCCCATTCAATCCGTATGCCAGTACGGACAATGTCAGGGAAATGCGGATAGGTTATTATGTCCGTGTAAATCCATTCTATCTTCCGAATATACGGCTTTATCAACCGCTCCGCAATGCTGCCGGGATTGTCACGCAACGCATCTGCAAAATGTTCCTTTGCCTGTCGCAATGCGATCAAGGCATTGACCACGCTACTTGCTCCTTTGTTCATTGCCGTATCTTTCGTTGTAGTATTGTTCTACTATGTCATCATGGTCAGTTTCCAAACGCATAGGTTCCTCAGATGCAATCTTATTCATCCAATCCAACAAACCAATCATCTGCTCTTTCTCCATTGCTTTTGCTTGTTCAAATAATACTTCTATATCTTTTGCTAACAAAAATACTGCTTGTGTATCTTTTGGTAATATCATTTGATGTAACCATTCTACTGCCGTTTGTTGTTTATTCTGTTCCATATGTTTCTTTATAGTATTCTTCATATGTTTTTTCCTTACCTAAATAAACATAACAACGACACTCAATCCTGCCATAAATCCAAGTGTTACCGTGTTGTTCCTTCTCGATCTCTTTGGCTTCATGATATTCAGCTATGGGCAATTTCTTAAAATATCCCTTTTCAACCAATGTATCAAAAAACCATTCTACTGCCGTCTGCTTGTTATTTTCCATATGTTTCTTTATAGTATTGTTCTGGTCTGAATTCTTTATCTGTCATATCGTAACTTCCCTGTGTGTAAGCATGCGCAATCTGCTCCTTCTCAATAATTTTAGCAAAATCAAACCATGCGTTAATGCTTCCCACTAATTCTTCCGATGATGCGGTTGAAAGTTTTTGGTATAACCACCCTACTGCCGTTTGTTCTGACATGTTATTTTATTTTATGTGTTTAAAAATATGCAACATACAAAGCTGGCTTCCGCATCTTTACCGCCTGTTCAAATAGCAGCCACACCATTTGCTGCCCGTTTCTTAGTTTGCGCTTATCATCTGCCGTCAATGCGTTGACCCTCGCATTCTCATAAACCGTGGCATCTTCATCGTGTTCGATATATCCGTCATCAACAAGCACTTGCCACCATTCGTAAGGTATGTATGCGTAATGTGATAGTATGCCGCTTTTAAAGTTTTCAAACCCTTGCTGAATATCCCTTCGCAATTCATTGGCAGACTTACGGTCATAGATGCGATATGAATAGTCCGGCTTCTCCCTTTCATCAGCCGGATCGCCCCCTGGTCGAAGTTGCTCATAAGCCTGTGCGCTCCAGCGTTTGTAAGCCGCTAACAAATTGTTTAGGTAAAGTACTGAAAAGTTCTGATACGGTTGTGGGTCGAAGTCAAGTTTCAACGCTGCTGCCATTTCAAATGCAAGGTAAAGTTCCTTGAATTTGAGCCGCCCGTGAAATGACCGAAGGTTTTGGCAGATAAGCAAGTATTCCGCATCCATTGGCAGACGGTTGTCATTAATTCCCATTAGTAAGCATCCACGCTTTATGACTTGTATCAATGCCTGGTCGGTACTATTGGATATCGTGGGGGATTGCAAAGATGTCAAGAAACTCTCCTCCTCGACCGATAGTGCTACCGCTTTGCCGGTAGATTCGTTCTTTTCGTTGCTGGGCAGTTTCTGTGTTTTGATTAGTTCGCTGATTCGTTTCATATTTTTTTTCGTTTGTTACCCATTTGCGATATGCTGCCTTCCAATCCTTCATTCCGTTCTTACCAACCTTCCATCCGTTACTCGTGTAATAATCGTGGAATTCCCCCGGTGTTGCCCTGCTTCCTTTACCCGTTTCTTGTGCGTATTGAATTACATCTCCGTGCGTTGGCGGTGTAAACCGCCTATTAGTACTCTTTAGTATTACATTATCATTTACATTAACATTTACATTTACATTATCATTTACAGTTGAATTTGTTGGCTCTTGTTGACATGTGTTAACATGTGTTGAATTTGTTGAGTTGTGTTTACGAGATTCAGCACTTGCTTGTCCAGCCTTTATACGTTTCTCTTTAGTTGATTCCCAATGCTTTAGGTCTCTTTTAAGTTGCTGCTTGATTGGCTCAAATGCTATCGCAATAAACTTGTTATCAGTTACAGGATTTTCATCATTGACATAAGAAAGTATGTGCATGAACAATTCGCCGGCTTCTTCCTTCGTCAGTTGTCTGACTGTATGCAAAATATCAGCGTAAAGAATAAAGGACTTTTTATCGTGTGCCATAGGTTATTGGTTTTCTTTATCAAGTTTAGAAAATTCATGTTGTACAAACTTTACAATTTCTTCCCAATCAGCCCGGCATATACTCATCGGAAGCTTACCGCCATTTATATCATCTATTCTAACGCCATCGTGTTTAATGTTTAATTCAAAATACTCATCTTCATCTGTAATAAAATTCAAACTATATGTTATATATGACATAAAATAAAAAAGGCCGCCCATCCCCACGATGAACGACCTATTTGCTATTCGCAAAAATTCCGAATGAAGGTGGGGGCATCATGCGGAATGATATGATGCAATATTAAAAAGGTTGAAGTATAAATTTGCAATCGTATAATAACTTTTTTTTGTAAAATCTTTTTGTCAAAAAATGACAAGTCAAAAAAAGGAACAGGGGTAGAAACCCCCGTCCGGACTAAACAACTGCTTATGAAAAATCCGTGTCAGGAGATGGATTCGAACCATCAGGCAAAGCTTTCGAAGATATAGTTTGCATATCGCTTCGTATTAATCAAATTGCTCAGGCGAAGTCGATCCCTAGGGCCTACCAATTGCCCACCCTGACTATTCCGTTCCCGGTGCTGGATTCGAACCAGCATCACCTACACAATGTAGGGCGTTACCTTTACAACGCTATTCATTCACGTTTACGCCAACCGGGAAACCTTTTAACGTCCAGCCTTGCGGCCTTTCGTTAGTTGCTGCGCCGCCTTCTCTTTCTCAACCGCATCACGGTCTTTAATTCTGACGGCATCCTTAAAACCATCCGCATAGACTTTTAATGTGTACTCATTTTCAATCTCGTGGTATAGATGTGCAATGTCAATACATCGCTGGATATTCTTAACAATGTCATGCGCCCGGTATCTTGCAAGTTCCCTTTGCAGGGCACCTATGACTTGTTCTAATGGTGTCTGTACCATTAATAATTCGCTTTATGCTTGTTCGCATGTTCGCAGATTCCATCCTTCCCGGATATACGCTTGTAGTGGAATTGTGCGCTTTCACACGCTTTCCTTTCCAGCCATGCCGTGAAACTATCCCATGCGCTGGTCACCCTGTTGCAGATGGAACAGGCTTCGGCATCAGTTGAAGTTACTGCCATCAAAACTGCGCAGATCAAAATTGCCTTTTTCATTGTTGTAAGTTTTTGTAAGGTTTTGCCTGTTAAGTTTCCTTTGCCTTGCCCTTTTAATCCATGCCTTAATCCCCAAAGACAATACTAAGATAAAGGCTAAAACCGAAAGATGCAAGGGCTCAAATGTGGGGTTTGGTACATCTGAAAAGTTTACTACCATGTGTTACGTTTTACGTTATGTATTTTATTTCCTTTTACGTCCGTATGAGATACAAGCCAATCGGGTTCATCATCAACGTTGAAGAACCCCTGTTCCGCTTTGTATTCAGCCACCAGCGACCTATTGCGTTGGCATAATTGAGATTTCAAGGATAGCATCACATCGTCAATATGCCACCCGGTACGCTTTGCGATGTCCGTGACGGACATGCCATCTGCGTATAGTTCCTGGACTACTTTTGAATCCTTCATTTTGCTTTAGATTGATTTTCCATAAATTCCTTAAACGCCATAAACATTTTGAGATCATCTTGCATTGCCACTTCTTCTTCAATATTGATTTTAAAAGTGGTTTTTTGATTCCTTTTTTTTGTATCATTCTGATATTCTGTAATGATATCAGAAATAATTGAATCATTAAGTTCCGGCGCAATCCATGTCCATGTGGACCTATGTACATCTTTATCCTTGTGAATGTACTTTTGAATTGTAGTATTGATATTTTTACCGATCCTATGATATGCTTGTACTTCCGACAATGTAAAAGGTATTCTGCGCATACACTTAGCATATACATCATAAATGTATGCGTAATAATTTGCATTAGCTTTCAATCTCTGTTTCATTTTGCAAGTTGGATTTTAAATGTGGATGTAACTGATTTAACTGCCAATTCGCCCCTTCGCCACTTCTTTTCTTCTTCTTCAATCGCCTTCTGCTTTTCTTTCAATTCGGCAATCTGCTTTTCGGCTTCGACCCATTCCGGGAAAGTGGTGTAGTCATATTTCACGGATTCCATCCGGCTAACAGATGCCCCTAAGATGTCAGCCTTTGCCTTCGGGTACTTATCCAATTCAGCCTGTGCCGTGTCGGATAATTTATCCCTGACGGCTTTACAAAGGGCTTCAATGGCATTAAGCCTTACAAGGACTTCCAGGGGGTTGTGATGCCCCCCGTTGACTATTTCAGCGATGCTTTCGGCAACAAGGTCAATTCCGTACTTTGTTGGCTGGATGTCCCCTACACGGGACAGGATTTCTAAAGTGCTCATGGTTTTTGGTTTTTAATCTTGGTTAATTTTTTCCATAAAAATCTGTGCTGCCACGGCACATGCCCATCCAACAAGGAAGGCAATAGCAATCTCATTGTTCATTTTGGATTCTGTTTTTT